TGATAATACTGTTCCCGCTAACAGTATTATCATAACTATTGCAACCAATAATCGCTTCATTTCAAATCCTCCTATTTTTTTAATGATTTCTTTTTTCTCCGAGAAATTACAAAAAATATAATCATAGCTATTATTATGATATATGGCATAATTGCCAATCTGTTTTTTTGAGATAGTGGATAAAAAACATCTTTCTCAATATGATATACTTCCATCTGTTCCAACTCCGAGTTCCAGAAAACCATAACCTTTTCATGTTCAGTATCAATTGTAGGCAACCATTTTTCTTTAATGGTTTTACGTGTTTCCGCTGTAAATGTTATAGCCGGAGGGTCAACAACTCCCGAAGTTGTAAGTTTACCATCAAATATACCATTGCCAGTTACATGAAGCGAGCCATTAACCTCAAGCGTTGAATCTGGGTCAATTACTCCGATACCCACACTACTATCTCGAAGCGTCATAATACGGTAAGAATCACTCCAAAATTCCATTTGTGGTTTAGCATTATAATCATGGTCGTATATAATTTTACCTAAATCTTCATCGTCTTGATCTCCAAAATAAATCCTACTTTCACCACTACTTCTTGCCAAAATTGATAAAATAGCAACTCCATTTCCTACATTATTATTTGAGATAATTAAAATTGTTGAATCACTTATACCATTTGTAGGCTCTGTATATGTTTGATTTATATATACCATCTTAAAATACGCCGTACTATCTTCTTCATTGATCTCAACTGCACCACCCCCTAATCTCACAGCGCCGGCTACATCGAGAGAATCCAATGTCACAAGTCCAGTTGACAACAAATAATTTGTAAGTGAATCACCTATCATTGCCGCCAAGACCGCCTTTACGCTTATTGTGCTCCAATCACTCTTATTCCACAGGATTTGACCTTGAGCATAAGATGTTAAGGGCATCAACAAAAATATGGCTAAAATCAAAAATAAAATTAACCTTTTCATTTTACTTTCCTCCTATTCTTAAATCCTAATTATTTTTTAATTCGTAACTCGTAATTCCTAATTCCTAATTGTCTTGTAGCATTCTCATAATCTCCTTTTCCTTTCTTTGTGTCTCCGCGTCTCTGCGGTTAAATTATTAATTCGAAATGCACTAAATCATCAAACGTATTATCCAATATCTCATAATCGCTGTCCCAATCGCCGCCCCACCGAATCTTGATCCCCAATTTCTTCGCCATCCCCTTAACGTATCCCGCAAAATAATAATACCGCCCCACGTCTTTTAAGTATGTCGTTGGATTTTCCTTGTCCGGGAACACAATAGGGTATGGCACAACGTCCACCGCCTCAGAAGGCTTCTTATTATGCTTTCCGTCCGGAAACTTAACCTTCGACCTGCCTTCCTTGTAATACCGGTTCTGCTTCGTCTTGCCTCGATGCCCCTCGAGGACCTTGCAGTCGAAATCCGCCACAACCTGAAAAAACAAAATCCGCAGCAGCTCATGGCACGTATACAACCGCCTCGCAGATGTCTTACTAAAATTCGCCATTATCGCCCCCTCTCCAAGCCTCTCTTGCGAAGCTCTTCATCAATAAATTTTTCCCGCTCTTTTTCAGCTTTTTCTTCTTCTATGTATTCACGCCCCTTGCCAAACCAATAATAATACATTTTACCAAACATAAAAAGCCTGACGCTTGCTATATCCTTAATTTGAAAATCTTCCCATTCGCCACTTATTGCTTTTTTTATCGCATACGTAATGTCTTTCTCTGGATATTCAAGATATGGATACGGCGGTAGCAAAAGTCTAATAGCAGCTTTTGTTAAACCATGCCTTGCTCCGTACCAAGTTATATATCTTGATAAACCAAACAATCTCAATAAGTTATCCACCACTCTTTCTGAAATAGTCGTAGTTCTGCCGTATATGAAATCTCGTATTTCATCAGCGCCCATATTCGCAAGCAAAAATAATCCCGCCAATCTTATAGCCCTTTTATAAGCTGCAATCTTTTCCTGTTTTGTACCGTATTTTATTCCCCATATAATTTCACGCCTTATTATATCTAAGTGCTTGATTTGAAAGGTTTTAAGTGAGTATGCTATTCTGCCGTTTGGTGCATCAAGATATTTTTTCGGCACTTCGCTTCGTGCAACCGGTTGAAAATCCAAAAGAGTATTAAACGCTAAATATCTTATATTCTCAGTCAGTTTCCCGCTCTTTAAATCCTTAATTACTTGTTCGGTTTCGCCCTCGAACATATGTTTTAACTTTTTCATGTGAAATGGACTAATTGTACCCTTGCGTGCCGTTCTTCTGAATCTGTCTATTGTTCCGTTCATTAATGTTTCTTTACCAAGATTATCTATCTTAGTAAATCCAATATATTTGAATTGTTTTTCCAAAAGCCTGCCGAGTAATTTTGGATTAGCAAATTCTTGAGCAATGTATTCTATGCCTTGATCTTTACGTGTAATCTCAGATTTTCCTACAATAGCCTTACCCAATGCTTTAGTTGCACTGTAAAAACCAGCATTGTAATATGCATAAGTTAAATCCCCTAATTGCGTAATGGTATTACCTATATCATTAAGTGTTGTAAGATAACCCAAATTTTTCATCGTCTGTATAAAACCCGAACTGTATCGGTAATTGAAATAAGACCGTATCAATCCTATTATTTTATTCGACTGTGCCGGTGATATTTCGTTCTCTTTGATAAAATCCGTAACGTATTTGCCTATGCTTTCATCTAAATCGTCAATATTCGGATCGTCATTCTTCAATCCATAAACTTCTACCATTTCGCCTTCTTCTTCAACTTTTTTCTTTGCGGTTTTCCCGAAAAATTTCCTCGTTTCTATTGCTCGGTTCGTTTCCTCGATGTACATTAAAAGCGAAACGTTAGTATCATGGTAAAATTGATTCAGTTCGTTATCGATTATTTCTATTCGCCGCTCCTTCAATCCTTTCGGTTTTGCTAAAGTTATTTTCCCGCCGTATCCCCTTATAACGTTATTCGCAATCCTTATTATTTCATCTTGCGACAATGTTCTGCCTATCGTTTTTTCTTTTTCTTTTATAGATTCTTCTATTAATCCCCAAGCATCAGTGTCATAAAGATAATCCAGAAATCCATTTTTGTCTTTTAATATTCGGGGAAAATAATTCGGCAGATAATTAACGTCGTATCCGACTTTCCTGGCTCTTTCATATATTCCGTCAAGAATTCCACGTGCTTGCTCAATTTCGCTTTGTATACCGTATTTCTCAACAATCTCATTAACTTTCTCGTGATCTCCGTTCTTCTGAGCTAAATCGAATACTGCAAAATCCTTCTTATTCATTTTCTTTGTGGATTTAAGCAATGGATAAACGCCTTCCATATCCCTCTTGACTGCCATATTTACGTTATCTATGTGTCGCCTTAAAGCAGATTTTAATTTCGGATGAATCAATTCAAGCTCCGAAGATATAAGGAAAATATGTTCCGCTATAATTCCCTGTTCAGCGTTCTTTAAATCTTTCTTCCTCTTATATAAAACTGCCTTGCTCTTTTCGCCGGCTTCCTCATAAATCTTTTCCCTAATAATGCTTTTTCTCAATATTCCCGCCAAATGCTCCGCAAATTTATTTGCCTGCTCGTATGTCAATTCCGTTGATGTCTCTTTTCCGTACAATTCCGCCATCTCAACCCTGTACCGCTCATCCGACCAGTTCAAATCCTTTTTCAGTATGTGAATCCGTGCCTTCTGCCTATTTGTACTTTTTCCTTCGGCAAGCTCCATGTCCTCCCGCCATCGCTCTAAATGAGGCTTGAACTTTGCCCCGAGTTCTTTAATCATATCCCGCACAAATTCCGCTATCCCCTTGCCGGCAGCTTTATAATGCGCCCACGCCGCGTCAATATGAGGCTTCGCCTTCTTATAACCGCTCTCATAATTGACGTCTTCTATACGCAACCCAATATTCGGGTCTTTCGCAAGCTCTTTTAATGCCTTAAGGGATTCTTTGATACCCGCTTTTAATTCCGCGGCAGGCTTCTTTAAGGATGGCTTCTCGGCAGGTTTTACTTCTGCAGGCTTTTCTTCTCTTTTCCTTCTAACTTCTTCAGGTAATTCACTAATTTTCTCACGACCCACCGCCGGTTCTTCGAAAATGGATGGTTGGATGGATATTTCGGCATCTGATACCTCCAATGCGGATTCAAATAATTCCGCCTTTGATGGAATAGTACGTTTAAATAATCCTTTTTGTTTAGGATCGCCTATTCCTTCTACCAATTTAATATATTTATCGAATATTTCAACTATTTTCTTCGTGCTTCGCTTATTATTTTCAAAAGCAGATAAAATCATTTTCGATAATTGCGATATATCTGTCTGTTCAAATAAATCTTTTTGTTTTAAATAATCTTCAATATGTCTCCCTTCGCTTCTTAAATTTGAAAGTTTTTCCGCAGCATCTGCCATATCTTTGCTTATGTCAAAATCATATCTCGCACCTTCTTTAATTTGTTGGCTTAAAATTGAAATATTCGGCGCAATATAAAGCATCGCATTCGTTATATTCCTGATATTATTATCTGAACTTTCAGCAAGCCTTTCAATTGCAGAAACCTCACCATAAGCCTTTGCAAATATAGCATTCCTTATTCGATTTAAACCCTCTTGCGATACATTGCCCCTTTTATCAATGTATCTACCGAGTTCAGTTTCGCCAATTACATTCTTAAAAAATCCCCTCCTGAAGTCTCTATTTGCAGGAGTATTAATGTTCCCAGCTTCATTCGGTACAAACTTTCCGAGCAAACTCGTAGTAAGTTTTTTAGAATCGCTCATTGCCTGTTCCGTAGCACTCAATACCGCGGTTGTCGGCACATTAGCTTCTTCAATAAATTTCCTTACATCAACATCCGTAATCCTGCGCCGTACCATTATCGGCGATTCCATGCCTCTTATTGCTTCTACATCAAGACCGAATTTATCAGCATTTTCTATCAAAAACTGTTTATAAGTCTCAGCATTTCCGCTTTTATAAAGCCTCTGAAGGGCAATTATCCGAGCATTCCCGGACTCGACAATCCCCGCAAAGTCGACAATCGGAGCGCCCTCTGAAGCCATGACATTCTCCCCGAGACGTTCTGGTATTAAATCCCTCTCAATCTTCTGCACCTGTATCATCGAGGCAACCTTTGTACGGTCCCGGGGTTGCTTTTCGGCAGGATATTCTTTATTCGGCTTCAAATTAATATCATGCGAAGCAATTATATCTTTTTGGTCAAATATAACGTAATCAAACCCGATTTCCGTTCCCGCCTCCGTCCGTGCCGTTCCCTTTTTACCAGTGACCACAGGCTCTTTAGTGATAATCTCTTTTACTTTTTCCTCTGGCTTCCGCTCCACAATCTCCTCAACTTCCGTTATCTTCGCCGAAATCGCCATCTCCTTCAATTCGGGATAATCTTCGAGAACTTCTAATGGAAATTTCTTACCTTCAGAAATAGCCTTTTTCACTTCTTCTCTATGAATGTTTCTTCCGGTTTCTTCATTTATATCAACTGTTTTTCTAATCTCTTTTAAGTAACCATGCAATGTAAACAACCAGGGTTTTTCAATTTCAGGAACTTTAGCAGGTTTCTCTGCGACCTCTTCTTTGCGTCTCAGCGTCTCTGCGGTTATCTCTTCCTCTTTTTCCGCTTCTGCCGTTACTTCCTCCTCTGGCGGTACAACCACCGCCTCAGCCTCTTTCTTCTCAACAGCGGGCTTCTCTGGTTCAACGACAGGCGGTTCTTCCTCTATCGCTTCTTTTTCTTTCGTCAATGCAGTTACTGCCGCGGTACCGCCCACTCCCATTAAAAAAGCCGGCGGTACGACATCTATCCCACGTTTTGTCTGTTCCCATACGTCCTCAAGCGTTGCATATCCTAAACCATGTTTAATCAATCCCTCTGCCGGTTCTTCTGCCCATTCTGTTAAACCTTCCATTGAGCCTGTTGTCAAATATTGGATAACAGCTTTCTTATAACCATCAGGCATTTTCTTTAACATTTGTCCCAAAGAGAGAGCATTTAATCCACCGGAAGCAAGCGTCATTAATTCCAATGCGGATTCGGCTTCCTCTCGGGTCCCGCCCAATTTTATTATCTCCTCATAAGTAGAAGCGCCCTCAAGAAAACCTCCAACTGTACCACCAACTAATTGAGGCGCAAATCTGGCAAGTCTCGGTATAGTCTGTGCCGTAAATGGAATCTTTGTGCCGAATATCTGTATAAATTTCGCTGTCCCAATTCCTGGTATAAGCGCAGCCCCAAATGAAGGTATCATCTTGCCGACATTCCAAGCCCACCATGTTGCATTACGCATCAATTCAGGATTATCCCAAAGAGTTTTGCCCTCAAGTTCTTCCGGTTCTTCGATTTTCTCAGCTTTTTTCTCGAAATATTCATGCGTTTGTGCCCCGGCAATTTCCAATGTCTTGCCAAGTTGTAACACTATCTCAGGTTTGACATAAGGTCTCTCAAATTCAGGCGATACTTTGAAACCCAACGGGTCTTCCTCTTGTAATTTTCCGCCTATATATTTTAAACTCGTGCCGAATAAAGAACCCAATGTCTCAAAAAGACCTCTCTTAATAGCCCTGCCCAATGTCTTTGTAAAATAATCCATTTCTTCGGGTGTCGCCATATGCGAATATCCACGTCTTTTTACGTAACTTTCAATCTCAGGCTCTTTTTCCTCCTGCTGCTCGATAGCCTGTTGCTCCTGCGTCTGCCTCTGCCTATCCGCCTCAGCATCCCGCAACGTATCCTCTATAACGTCAATCTCATTGCGGGGGCGAAACATCTCCCGAAGCATTTCTTGCCTCTCAGCCTCACGAGATTTATAATCAGCAAGCATTTGCCCAAACGTAAATTCCTGCACTTTTTGCTGTTTTGCCTTATAATCAGACAGCATTTGTCCAAAAGTCTGCGACATTATTCCTTATCACCTTTTAATAGGTAAAGGCATAGTTACGGTATGGACATCTCTCCGCAGTTTTCCTTTACCAGATTTCATTAGCTCTTGAATTTTATACATTGCTTCTTTCAAAGTATTTACTTCGGGTATATTTTCTGTAATGTAATATTGGTCCATAATTGCAATATACTTCTGGAATAACAATTCCATATAATCGGGATTATCGCCATAATGTATAACCTTATCTATGAATGTCAATTGCTCAGCCTCAAACGCAATTTCTTCTCTGGATTTTTCAAACCTTTTATCTAATTTTTTTTCACTTATAGCAATATCAGTCAATTCTTTTCTGATTTTATCAATTCTTGCTACATATTCGTCATCAAAATCCTTGTATCTCTGTGCTTGTTCTTCAGTTAGTTCACGTGCTTTTACCTTTTGGTCAAGCGCAAAATCTCTATCATCTTCGTATATCCGACGCTGCTCTCTTCTCTCAGCAAGGTCTTCCGATGGTGTCAATGGCTTCGGCAATCCCACTGCTCTCCCCGGTAAATCTTCTGCACTTATCTCTCCCAATTTTAATAAAAAAGACTCTTCTTCTGGTGTCGTTAATCCTTGACCCCATTTATCTTTTAATAATGCAATTTTTTCTCTTAATTCTCCAGATGGTGTCGGTGCGCCTTCGCCACGATTATAATATTTGTACATGGCTTCCGCTCGTATCTTATCAATTTTAAGTTGCCTCTCGCTTATATACCCCTGCATTCCCGCACCCGCTGCCCCGATTAATCCCCTGTGCAATTCGGTCTTAGCCTGCCTCTCAAATTCCGCCCGCCGTTCCTCAGACATGGTCGACATCCGAGCTAACTCTTCCTTCGCAACCACCTTTGACCGTTCCTGTTCCAAGTCGATCGCCCGCGTTGTCTCCGAAACCTGCCTCATCTGCTCGAGGACCGGCTCTGTCGTAGCCCGGATACCCGCAACGCTACCGGCGCCGATACCGCCAGCTTCGAGCTCCCCGCGTACCTCAGCCTTCCGCCTCTGCGCAATCGCACCAGCTGTCGCACTCGTCTTTCCGATCAACAGCCTCCGTGCCTTTGGTGTTATAGCGCCTTCCTCGCTGACTTCCGTCAGTCTTTTGTAATATTCGGTATCCTCGAACCGTCTCGGCTTCTTGCGGGTGATGTACCTCAATCCCGAAACTCCCGCACTGACCCCCGCATATATCGCCCACGCAGGTAATGGCATTTTATTCTCCTATTCTATAATTCGACATTCGGCATTCGACATTCGTAATTACCTTTCCCCTCTCGTTCCAATCCCCGCTCTCGGTGCATAACGCTCATTTAATACCGCTATAACGCCCAAAGCCTTCTTCTCCACGTCTGCGCTCCTGCTTGCCTTTTCATCCATCGACCAACAAGCACTCTCAGCCATTTCAAGTACCAATTCTATCAATGCCTCATTAAGATCGCACTCGATGCCAACTAAATTTATCAGGTCAAAAGAATGAGTTATAAAATACATCTCCTCTTCCTCTGCAAAATTGGCGGCGGCGGCGGGTTCAACGGTAAACATTAATTTTGTACCATCATAATCCGTTACAACGTGATAACTGCCCTTCGTTATGTTGTAAATCACTGCTCCGTTATAAGTGTCATTAACGGCGCTCAATCCCTCGCCTTCCAAACCGTCAAACAACACATCTGACGCCCCATCATCCGCCTGATCAGACGTGAATTTATACCGCAGCGTACTCGGAATTTTCAGGAAATATACGTCGATCGCTGGATTCGTCTGCCCATTAGATACATATATGTGATTCTGAAATACCCATGCCAAAGGATTCTGCAAAGTGCCCGCAAGATAAGCATTCTCCGTTCTTTTCAGGTCGTCGAGATCAATCATATTGCAATACAATCCGTCTTTGATTCTGACTTTTAGGATACCCTCGGCGCCCTTCAAAACCCCATAATCGAGATTCGCAACAGTCATCTCAACTTTCCCTGCAGTCGCCGTTACATCCTCTTTAAGTACCTGCAACTCCGTCAAATAAGCATTATGAAGAAAATTTGCAACCTTGAGCTGTGCATTATTTAAAGCGTCAAGTTTAAGAGCATCAGTAAATTTAACTTTATCGGCATCCTCAAGCCTTAAACCCAACTGCCCAATCATTGTCTGTACGTCCATCTCGCACTCCTTTTATGAATGTTCTATCTTTATCCTGTTAATCTCCGTACCAACCAGTGGATTCAAATAAACCGCATCCCCATCCACTCGCCATATATGATTCGATATTGGATTACTCTTTAGAATTACTGCATCTCCGTCCAATTCCCACACCGTATCCGTCAATCCATCAGGATTTATCACGACCCCATCGCCTAACTCAGTCCATAATTGAGACGATTCAGTCGCTGAAGCGATATTTAACTCAAAAGAAAAAACCTTCGCCCTGTAACGAATACCTAATTTAACGGTAGTTAATTCCCCTTTTGCCTCTAAAGTATAAGAAGCAACTTCCGTTTCAGAATAATCAGTATACAGCTTCAACGTAATTGCCGTAACGGATTTATAGGTTATGTAAAAATAACGAACAACCTCTGCCCGCTCATCTGATATGCGAAAATTCTTTAACCTAACCTGCATACTGACAAAATCATCCCCGCCAAGCGTGTATACCTTCTTGTCTGTCGCATCATAAATTATTACATTCGAATCCTCATCCTGTGATAATATTGAAAATGTAACGTCAGTCTCAATCTGCCTCCACGCATCGGTATCAATATTAAATGCCCAAAGGTCATTATCTAACGTGTATATGATCTCGCCTTTTCTCTGGTCGTATGTAGCAACTATCGCCTCTTTCTTCTGTGTAGATAAATTCGTATAAATATCTCCTATCGGATCACTGATTTTAAGTCTCTCCGTTGGAGTAGCGTCAGATTCCGCAAGATTGTTCGGCATTAACCTGTATATTCCGTCATAATAACAAATATAAAGTGCCTCACCAACCTGTACCTGCCCCTCTTTAGCAATATTCCCAATATTATGCTCGGATTTTATTACAGGAAACGGGGGTGGATAAACTTGACTTATGTCGATCGTATGAATAGCATGAGGCTTCGTAAATACAGGATTACCCAAAATCTCCGCAATTCCTGTAACGGCGCCCCCCTCTTTATCCGGCAGACTTATCAAATTCGATACGGGATTTACGTCATATTGCGATAACTCCGAATAACATACTTTCCCGATATGTTCTTCATTCTTCCCACCCGGGTCAAGTACCGGATTCGCTTGCCACAATCGGCTACCAATTACCTTCGCAATATCTCCATTCGCCTTAATTGAATATTCATCTTCTAATTTATATTCTGCACCCTCATCAATATTATTGTCATAAAATCTGTATGTAATATAATTCCCTGTCATTTCTGCATAATAAAGTCCCTTATTCAACTTCATTAATTTCCAAGAACTATCAGCAGTAAAACTACCCCAATATTCTCTATTTAGGCGGATAGCCCATCCATAATTATCTGTTATAAATCTCTTTTCACCATATACTTGATATTTACCGCTGTGATCATCGCTTATAAATTGTGTATCTATCGTAAAATACGTACCGGAACAATCTCTGACAACATAAGTACCGTTATAACTGTCATCTGTCGTAAAACCAGATAATACTACAACATCGCCAATTTCTAAAATATTTGTAGCCGAAAATTTTGTTTGATTTCCCCCTCCAGCGGTTTCGGCTTTCGATACACTCGCACAAATAGAATTTTCAACATGAATCAATCCATTTATTGCGTTGCTTATTCCTGTATCTGTTTGAAATAATATAATTATATTACGATCCCCAAAAGAACCTGAACCGCCCCTTCTTACAGTATTATATCCTTCCCCTTGGTCTTCCTGTAAATACCATTCAACATTCCAACAACTTAATTGATAACCCCATGGATTCGGTGCTTTAAATAAAACATTATTCAATCTTACTGGAGTAGTTATTACTTGACCAGCAAATGTTGTTGATGTTGTTCTATGATATATCTTATATGTATATCCTAAATCATTTCTAAAATCAAAATTAATTAATTCTGGTATATAAATATATGTCGCCTCATACGCTCCGTTAGGAGAAGAACCACTTAATACATCTTTGCTTTCTCTAATAAAATCAATAGTATGTATATGCTTATAAATTCCATCTGCCAAATCCGAACGGTACACTTTTAAAGCTATTATCCTTTTGTTGTGAGTTGTTTTATCTATAGTAAATTCAAATTCTCCATAAAGATTTTCGGCTAAATCATAATTCACTTCGATTTCATCACTCAATAAACTTTCCTGATCGCCATCGTAAATATAGCTGAATTTGTAAAATCGCCTGTCGGTATCGCCATCTGTCGGACTAAAGTTCCCCCCCTGAATTTGCCTGACCGTAAAATTTATATCCGGCTTTTCTATTATTGTCTCGTAATTATAAAATTGGACAGTCGGCTCATATAACTCATCGAAAAATTTCCTATCAATATGCCCTATCCAGATACCCTTTGCCTCGTTACCGCTAACTTCTCCAACGTTCCCCGGAAGTATCCGCAAAACACTGTCAACCTGTATTATTGGATTTTTTCCCAAATTCTGATAAAGCGCCATAGATTGAGCCGACATCTCGGATAAATCCCCTATCGCAACCCAAGCAGTTCCATTCCACGCATAAATAAAAGCACGATTATCGCTTAAACGAATCAAAACGGTTAAATATCGGCTATTTTCGGTCGGAAATTCCCTGTGAATATATGTGCATAAATTGTATACGGAAGATAAGGCAGGAGGGGAAACAGCCGTACCTATCTTCACCCCGGGTCCAAAAGACTTTAAAAGCCTGCCATTCCAAGGTCGTGCATTCTTGCAAATAGTTAAAAATTCAACTGGCAAATCCTCAACATCCGCATTCGTGAATACACCCTTGAACTCCCGTATTTCAATCTCTTTCGCCATAATTTTTCTCTGCGTCTTTGCGCCTCTGCGGTTATCTTTTCTTCTTTTTACTATTCTGAAACTTAACCAATTCCCGCAAATTAAACATATCATTCGCAGAAATATCCTTCGGAATCTTCGGTATAACCAGAATTTTATGGTCAAGCTCGACCTCCATTTCCAATACCTTTTCAAACTCAGCGTCTGCCTTAATCCGCTTATCTTCTGGAATTTCATTGTCAACCGCATATTGTTTAAATATACCCTGTTTTGTTGACACAAAAGGCTTCTCCGCCTCGATTACCTTCTCTTTAAGCTCGAAAACATGAAACTTCATCTCCGGTTCAAGTTCCCGTGCCGATGCCAATACGTTCAACGACTGCGACCTCGCAAGTATCTCAAATAACCTGTTCCTTACCTTCATAAAACCTCCTGTTAAACATTAACAAAACCTGTTGCTTCATTTACGTAACCCGCTAAATTACCCCCTATATAAAATTCTAATCTACTATCGCCATTATTCCAGACAAGATGTACATTCCCAGTCTCGCCGTCAAGTACAAGTTTTTTAGCTGCCGCAATAGCTACGTCACCAGAAAAAAGAGATAACTCGGTAGCTAATGAATATATAGGATAAACAGAACCCGCTCCTGTCGTACTTAAATTGTCAGCAATATACAATCCATAAACAGGACCCGCCGGCGTATTCCCCTTATTTATGACTCCTGTAATCCTTAAACCAGCAATAAAATCTGATGCCTGACCCTCTAAATATACGACAACACCATCTATACTCAATAAACTTTGCTCATCAACATTAAAATTAACTTGCATACCTTGAAGTGTATATGCCCCTCCACCAGAAAGATTTGAAGCCAAAGCATAAAACATTCGCCTGTTTTTTGAAAATGTATATGATTCAAGCTCACACTTAACAAAAGCATTTTCATCATCATCTATCGTAAGAACATTCTTCCCATCGGCATCATAAAATTTCATATTGTTATCAGGACCGCTTATAACTAACCTTTGTCCTGAATCCGAAGTTTGAATTATGCCTGTTATTGTATTACTGCTTCCGCTTAAAACCAAATCCCCGCTGAATGTCAAATTACCGCTGAACGTTGCATTTCCTGTTATTGTTTGCCCATTAAGGCTCAATGTCTGACCCAACTTGTCGGCATGAAGTTCAAATATATGACCCTCGTTATAACGATAATCAGCATGACCCAAATTCTCGCCCTTATCCGAAACCGGTCTTAAATATTTAGCCATATTAATTCTTCCTTTCTTTATGTACTTACAAAACCGTTTGCGTCAACGTAACCTTCAAGAACACCATTCACAAAAAATTCTATTCTGCTATTCTGGAACACCATCTTATCATTACCCCCAGAGCCATCCAGAATTATAGCTTTACCTGCAGGGACAGAGAAATCACCAGCCGTAAGTCTAACATTACTATTATAATCCACCACGAAAGCCGTAGTTGAACCTGCACTGTCATCTATAACGAATTCCATCTTATGTCCTCCACCAATTGGAACTGCTTGAATATAAGTCCTCGCAACAGCTGTTCCATCAAGATAAAGTCTCGCTTCGGCTTCCATGTAAACCCAGCTACTAAAGGTTAAAATTCCATCAAGCACTAACTTCTCTCCAGAACTATATATAGTACAGGCATGTGCACTTTCAGAATCATAAAATTTTATGCTATTAGTATTTCCAGATTCGTTTATAACTACTCTTTGCCCCGAAGCGGCAGTTTGGATTATACCACCGGTTATAACACTATCCGCAGCACCAGTCAAAGTCTTTGAGCTTATCGTCCATCCGCTCGCTCCACCTATATGCCCTGTATTTGCTGTAATCACACCTGTAAGTGTTACATTTGTCGCCGTTATATTCCCACTTCCATCCAATTCAAAATTCGCAGCCTTTATTAATATCTTATTGCCGTCATACTGAAAATAATTATTCGCATCCTTGTATAAATCTAATCTTGGAACATTTCCCGATGTAAATTCTAACCAAAATCCTTGTCCAGAACCATAAGCAGATTTGCCATAACTTTTTATTAATCCCTGAGTATCTGTTTTTCCTAAAGTAATTACATTCTCAACTGAAAGTGTACCTGTAATCCAACCCTCTGTCGTGTTAATTTTCCCTGTTACTGACACATTCGATGCCCACAAATCGCCTAATTTATTAACCCTGAAAGGTGCACTCGCAGGTGTTGCATGTCCCACATATATCCTGTACGTTCCATCCGAACCATCCAAAACACCTACATTATTACCCGTACCTGCTGTTATCTTACCTGTACATGTAAGATTCCCCGAAAAATCCCCACCTGTAGCGGTTATAGTGCCAACAATTGTCATTACACCACCCGAAGCATCCCAATCAATCTTATTCCCCGCCGCATTACCAACAAAAAAATCCCCCTCATCCGTGCCATCATATATTACTCTAAAAGTCAAATTACCACCAGAATTGTATCCCTTCATCTCGGTATTATTTATAATCAATCCGCCATTATTCGCAACGTCAGCATTTGTTCTAATAACTCCAGATGTATATATCTCATAGACACATTCTTTTATAACTCCAGAACTAAACTCAGGTGCAGAACCATCCGTCAATAACTTAAATGTAGTGCCTAATACAGAATCATAACCTGTAATCCCCCCTGAAGTAATGTCTACATAATTATCTCCCGAATAAACCCTGAATCTGTTATTATCCGAATCAAGTTCCATTCCCGTAATTGATATTTTTGTAGCATCTATTGTCCAGCCGCCAATCGTAGTGCCGGTTATTATGCAATTGCTTGTTTGTAAATTATTAATTTCAATGTTTCCAATAAATACAGCATTCCCTAAAAGCGTCTTGCTGTTAAGATTAAGGTTTTGACCCAACTTATCCGCATGAAACTCGTAAACATGTAATTGCGAAAATCGGTGAACCCTGTCACCTAACTTCTCGCCCCTGTCTTTTCTCGGTACTCTATCCATAATCTAATCCCTTAAATCGCCCAATATTCTATCCGCTTCTCATCGTCCATCGGGTCCCAACTCTCCTCGATGTCAGAATCATGTAAAATGCTGTCGGTCGGCGCCATGGTCGAATGTATCTCCCCAATCCGCTCAAAATACTTCACCTTACATTTATCCGCCAAATCGCCTTCGCCTATCGAATCGAGCCATAAAGAAACCGCTATCTCGATAATAACGTCCTGCAGACCCTCGCCCAATTCGCAGTCCACCGAATCCAACACCATGTCTACAGGGCGCCGGTACCCGTAAATATCGATTGTCTGGCTCGCATAAGGCTCAACGTAAATTTTACTCCCCCTGATATGATAAATAGGTTTTGAAGTGCTTGGAGTTCTGTAAGCGTTCCTTATTTCCCTTATTTCATCAAGAGATTTCTTCGTGCAGAATTTACCATCCGTTAGCCGTATTTTATCTATCCCGATATAAACCCCGAAAAGGGGCGGGGATAATGTCGTCAAATCAAAATGTCCGTCATCTGAATCGAGCGCCTGTTCCGTAAAATCGTTATCGAGCTCGTGCCGGAAATGCCTCCGAATGAGCGTTACAGCCCGCCTCTGTGCCTTATTTAAAAACAAAACCGCCTTCTGTGGCGTGAATGTTAAACCGTAATCAAGATTCTCAAGAAACCGCTCCATCTTAATACGAACTAAATCTATCATCTCATCCAGCGTCATACCAACCGTAACAGGCGTTTTCGTCCCCGAAATCTCAAATTCAAGCTGTGTGGTAACCCCGCTGTATACCGATTCAATCCAATATTCATATGTCAAATCATAAGCAGGGTCTTCAAAGCTGTACTGATAAACACCAGTTGCAATCTTAACCATCGCCGTGCCGTCGGCAACTACATTAGCACCACCTTTTATCTTAACCCCAAAATTACCATCAGGGTCGGATAATACAAAACTCGTGGCATCCTTCAACACACCATCAATATAATGCCGCTTCGTTATAGTCGTTAAACTCATATTTAATTATCCATTTTTCAATTTGCAATTTTCATTTTTCATTTTTCATTACCTTATCTGAACCCCCTCATCTTCAATCCGCACCTCAAAAGTCCCGCCCGGATCATAAGTACCGTCAAATTCATCATTGCCATATTTTTCGTCTTTTTTTACAACACTTTCATCAGGATAATCCGGAAAATCCCCATCCGTGCCGATAGCTATCAAACTTGTTGTTTCTGCCATTATGTTACCGACCTTTTTGTTGTAGTATAAGAATGTTTGAAAACTTCAGTTGTATCATCATCATCTTTATACGAAACATCATCACCGCTTTTATCGGCTTGCCCCCTTGATTTAGCATAAATTGCTTTTATAATATTCGCAAATGTAACCGCACCGCCAACCGTTATCCCCGTCTTCCCAAATATCGCCGTTACAATCTCCGCCACAGAATGAGAACTCCTCGAACTAACTGCTACATCAAGATTTGTAACATTTGCTTTACTTGCAGTTCTACTCGCTGCGTCAGTTACAACTACATTAGTTATCCCAGTAACAACCGGAACTGTTATATTCGTCAGAGTTTTCGCCCCGCTCGCATCCTTAATATTATCAAAATCAAGTCCCACCTCGCCTGTATTCGATACATCCAACTTATTCGCTGGTGTTGTCGACCGTACTAATTTAGCAAGTCCGTGGTCAGCATGGTCTACTGTTGCAATTATAGAATCAATAAGCTGGTCAAGCCGTCCATCGTTTATCAAATCAGTCAAAACAGCAGCCCTAACAGCCGTTAACCGTGCTGCATCTGTCGCTATAACCGCTAAATCTGCACGAACTGTATGTATGATAACAGGTTCAATCTTTATATTTCCTGTTGAGCTTTTCGCAAATAAGATAAACAAATTAGCATTAGTCTCCGCCTGTAACGTATCAAAGAGATAAACGCCTGGTGCATCCGTAGCATCAAGTTCTGTCGGGTTCGCATCATTACTCGCCGCACAAGCCCCACCATCTTTCGAGATTTGAGCAGTTATATTCGCCGCATCCCCAGTCTTTTCACTGTCTGCATTCGTATCCCATGCAAAAATGGCTACCTTCTGACTTGCCACATTTTTTAACATGATTTAAACTCCATGTTGCCTGATTCTTGAACGTCTACCTGAACCATTGCCGCCAGCACATTCCTGCTGAAATGCCCCCATATCCATAAAAGCATCTTGGTCAAGTCCCTTATTTAATGCCTCCGAACCAGATTTCAATGTATAATCATTAGCCCCTGAATCTGTAAATGGGTCTGATGTACCTGTAACATCATTTGCACCCGCCGTTACTTGGTCATAATCTGTATTACATGAATAGAATAAATTGTAATCCCAAATATGCAAAAGCGTATTTCCATCATCTCTTACACCCGTATCACAATCAAATATGATATTGTTGATAATAGCAAAACCCTGGCCATTTGCGGCAGCAATGTCCTGTTTGATACCTATTGAACCAGCCTGATTATCACCATCAATGGTATTTCCTGTAACAAGAGTGCCCGCAGTGGTTACAAAAATATATATATTTCCACCGTTCTCGTAGAGCAAATTACCGCAAACACTACCACTTCCTGCAGTAACAACACCAATTCCTGAATTACTGAAAATTTTACATGCTATAATATGACAATACGAATCTGCATCAATACCCCCAGCAGTGTTATTATCTGCCTGACACTTAAAGAAAATATGTTTGTCATTACCTTGAAAACCCCAACCAGTGTTATTATCAAAGCGACAATTTTCAAATGTAATACTGCTATCAGTTACTCCATTTGCATCAAAACCATCTCCGCCACCACCAGTAAATCTAATATTTTCAAACTTCCAATTGACCTCAGCCCCAATAGATGTTATAACTGCACTCGCAAGAGCATTTGTACCAGCATTTATCGTAACAGTTCCACCATCGCCGGGATTAGTCGTATATCCCCTAATTACAATCGGGGCAACAGCAGTTCCAGCAGTATCAACCAACATCACACAATCATTAGCGCCGTCCTCAACCACATAATCTGCACTGCCTTTGACGTGCACCAAATCGCCAGCAGCAACTTGGTCAGCGGCATGATGCAACGTTTGCCAAGCATTGACTTCACTTAAACCATCATCACCATCATTGCCAGTGGTTACATCTACGTAGTACGTAGTCATTATTTAATAGCCTCAATCTCGACTGATGTTATATATTCCTTGACTTTTGTAAAATAAACAGCCTTCTCGGTTTTGGCATCAAAATAACCATGTACCCGAATCTTTTCCTCGGTCGGAGTTTTAATCCCAACCTCGGCTATGGTCCTATTGCAATTTATCAATTCACTCCCGGGTGGCGGTATGCAATTCGTCAAATTACATTCCACAAACTTTCTCGGCGTATCGTCATCGGGAAATATCCGCCAACCAACCTTTTTACCATCCTTTTCATCAAGCATCTTATGACTGAAATTGCAATTATAATATTCCTCCGCAATGATTTTTGGAGTTACTTGCCCCGCAAAGTTTTTGCCCTTTACAACCATATCAACGTACCTCTCCCTATTAAAAATAGCCAACATCCAGTATCTAATGTCCAGAATCCAGACTTACGAAAACAAATTCTCAACCGAACCGTCTGATTGCTCGCTAAACTTATGCTTAATACGCTCGGCAAATACGATCGCAGGCACGCCGTCTAAAGTCCTCATAATCACAGTGCCCGGACTGCCGCATTTGATTATTTCAGTCTTATCTTTGCCATCTGAGGATTGATGTATCAGTGTCCACGGGTTATGTTTCGTACGTTTCGCCGCCTGCTTCTGCTGTCTTTCGTGATCCCGCTTGATAAGCTCAATTTCCGTTGCCTTCGCAAGAATAACATTTTTCAGTTTCGTATTCTCTTTTTCAAGAACATCGATTTTGTCCTGAAATGTCTTTACGGCTTCAACATTACTTGCGACCTCACGATCAACATTGTTCTTTTCGGCAAGAACTCCCTTCCTTAACGTGAGTTTTTCTTTTTTGAGTTCGGAAATCTCGTCCTCAAGTTTTTTGCAAATTTCCTCATAGGATTCTGTAGTTTGAACCCCATCTGTGGTGCTTTTTTTCTCAGCCATTACTTCTCCTTAATTTTTCATTTTGCAATTTTCATTTTGCATTGTTATTTATTAGTGTTCCTTACGAACTTGCTGACTGTAATACCAGTCAATCCAGAATACCTCAGCAACAGATTGCCCATTCCAGAATCCAAAAGTAGGTGTAAGTTCTTCATCATTGGGGAAATATGCAGTAGACGTATGGGTAGCTACAACAACATTGTCAATCCTGAATGTAATCCGATTCCGCCCATTAAAATCAATATCGAAACGATTCCATACGGAATCTACAAATACTGAATTAGTTTGAGTAGTATCACCAACGGTGTTTTTGACAACAGTGCAAAAAATCGTGTCTTGAGCATCCGTTTTGTAAAACCATACTCCATCGCTCGAACCATCTGTTAAATCCGTGTCTGTTATTGATAGTCCACCCATGAAATCCGATTCTGTTGCCTCGCCGAGTTTAACATCCATTCCAACTGTCCAACCCCTGTAACCGGTCGTAACATTAGTATCGCAGTCAAATATCTCCGCATTCCACTGAAATCCCGCGCCATCATTATCAGATGCGGCAGGGGTCAGTTTTAAAATGCCGTTCATCTCGTCAATTATCTGCACAGACGTATCTTGAGAAGAACCAACCATCGTAACTATCCAACCGAAATCATAAAAATCGTTATCGCCGATTCCGGTGCCTGTGCTATCAATGAAATGTCGGAAACTCAGAAAATCATCGAAAAATGTAACAACATCGAGAGTAGCTTCCTTGTTGGCACGCATTGTAGCCATAGTTTGTGCCTGCACCATTCCCGTAAAAAGGAAAAGTGCGACTATAATAAACGCTATTATCCGTTTCATAATATCATTTCCTCATAATTTGAGCACAGGGCTCCCGGGTGGTGTCTATGAAAACCGGAAGCCCCGCACAATTTGTTTGTTTATGCCTGTGCAGTCCAAGCACTTGCGCCATCTGTATTTACGTACAGTTTTCCAGTAGCCGCTGTCTTACGATGAAAAATAGAACTTATCGGAGCTGTTAATTCACCGTTTGGATCGCCATCGCCTGTAATTTCATATATCGAACCCTTTTTGATTCCATATATTTCATTTGAAGATGTAGCGCAGGTTATCTTGACACGAACCGGAGAAATTCCGGCTCTGTCTGCATCTGTCTGGGTTATAACTCCTGCCATGATATAATTCCTTTATTTTAAAAAGTGTTGTGAGGGCTTATTGAAATCCCGAAATTTCGGGAAATCTCAACCCCCACCTTAATTTCCTGTCAATTATCCAATATCCAGAATCCAGTAACCAGTAACCAGACCCTATGCAGCAATAGGAGCCGCGTAAGTCTTTTTGGAATAAAGATTATCCTGCCTACACTGTGCCGCACGGTTCGATATTACCATCCCGCCGAATGCGTTGATCTTCATTACGGATGCGTTGATATTGTATGCTTCCACGAATCCACCGGCTTTAAACACAGCCCGCGCATTGAAATAGAAGTACAAGAACTTGGTATTCAGGTAGTAAATTCTCGAATCCAAGTCGGTTTCCTGGTTATACGAAATATCCTCATCTGCAATGATTTTGCTGCCCCTGAACCGCAAATAATCAAAACCGAAATCTGCGTTATCAGTAACCAATTGCGAACCGCCTAACTTAGCGAATAACATCTGGTCGATCAGGTCGAACATATTTTGAGTAACGACTATCATATCCGGTTTGTGACCCATGTAACCCGCTTTTGCTACTCCCTGCTGAAGTAATTTATATAGGTAAACATCACTGGTTGGGTCAGTCAATTTCGCGGGATCGCCGGGGCTATCCTCAAAACCAGCACCCGAAACATCGATGATTTGAGATTGCCACATCGTAGCGTCGCCCAAATCCGCCGGCGTAATTCCACCGCAAACTCCCGTACCGATTAATTCATCGAGTGCGAGCCATTCGTTTGTCCCTGCCGCACTCCTGCTAAATAGCCGGCGCGATGTTTTTATGTCAATCGAGTTTTTCAAATTGTTGACTTTTGAAATAATGAGATCCATTACTTTGCCTGCGCCCATGTTCTCCAATTCTTCTTCGAGTGGTATAGCAAGCGGAATCGTCATCATTTTCGGAGTGTAATATGCCGCAGTTATCGGGTCGGATTCGCCAATATTGAACGGCGCCATACGTGCAGTGAATTGCGCAAGGTCAGGGTCTCCCCACTCCAACAATACGTCCATCCGCTTCCCGCTCCAAATTTTCCTTTTCTTCATCAGAATCCTGAGTATCGGATGGTCACGGAAAACAATATTGTTAAGTACAGGAATAACATGCTCTTGCGTCAATGCGTTAATTGTATCTTTCGGTAAACTCATTGTACTCTCCATTTTAAAAGGGGCATAAAAAAAGGGCGACATAGTGGTGAAGCTGGCACCAACTTTGCCGCCCTAATTTTATCTTGCGCCGCCAATCGAGTGGCCCCCCGAATGACAGACCCCAGATTTTATTTTAGTTTGTTATTTGCCTATTTCTTCCTCTAATTTCTTGTATTCGGGGGTTGTTTTTATTGATTTCCCCAATTCTTCAATTGTTTCAGGCTTTTTTGCCTCTATTGTTGTAGCGCCTTTTTGCTTCGCAGGAACTGTCGTAACCTCAACGGTGGACTTGGATTTCAGTTTCTCGATTTGCTTCTCCAACTTCGGAATCTTTTCCATAAGAGCGTAAGCTGTATCAAGAGTATACATCTCTCCGGTTTCCTCATTTTTCTTCAATGCCCAATCGTAAACCTTATCCCCTACATCTTGTTTGACGTTATGACGTTTACAAAAATCGCCCTTGTCCTTGATAAGAGCAAGTTCTTTGTCTTTTTGCTCGCCTTTGGTTTTCTCTGTCTCAAGTTCCTCTTTCAGAGGGTCCTCAAACTTGCCCTCCTCGAAAGCGAAAATAGTATCCACAATTTCCTTGCTTATGCCGAGTTCTTCAATAAAATATTCCTTGATTTCGGCATTATTCTCGCCCTTATCCTTCATCGTCTTAGCTAATTTGATGATAGGATCAAGAGATTTCCGCAAGGTGGACAATTCTTTCGTTTTCTCTCTCGTAGTTGAGATAAACGCATCAACGTCTTTGGAATCATCACGCCACTTCTTGATTTGTTCTGCGGTAAACTTCTCCGCACCCTCAGCGTCAATCGCAAAAGTGGGCTCTTCTTCCTGTTCCTGCTCTTCTTTGGTCTTGCCTTCTTCTTCAGGTTTGACCTTTTCAGCATCAGATGAAATTTCCTCTTTCTTTTTTCCCGATAGTGCATCATCTAATATTTCCAAATCGGCTTCGGGGATTATAATCTCATCCATGCTGCTCGGAGTTTCAGCCTGCGCTTTTTCGACCGTCTCCTGTGTTTCTTCAGCCATGATTATGTTCCTTTCTCAGTCGGTGTACTTGGGAAAGATGTAGTCGGTTTACTCGCTGGGTTAAAGTTATCCACAGCTTTCGACACTGCATTACTCTCCGGTTCTACACTGGATTGAGGTGCATGGTTATATGCTCCGTCCGGTAAATAGCCCGGACATCGTTTATTCGTACAATTTTCGCCCACATACGCCCCCCCGCAATGTGGACACATCCATACTTTAGCCATTTAGTCTTATAGTCCTATTATCCATTTCTTTATTAATCGTGTCTATGAGGCTCATTAAAAAACTATTATCAGCCTGCTTAACAAATTCCTTTACATCTGATGTGTCTACTTCAGGTAATCCTAAAATTGATTCCGTCAACCTGATTGCATCCAAAAATACCAAATGTTCATATTCTACACCTACTTGTGCAGTAATGGCGGTTAATTCGATATATTTATTTGTATTGACAGGTATATCTTGCCATCTAATCTTTTTGAAAAATCCAAAACCCTTATTAATAATATCACCCAATAGATTATCCAATACTTTATGGGTTGTTGGATTCATTCTGAAAGAAGTCGGGTCTTTACCAGTTTCCCTAAGACAATCATTGCGTACTTTCTCAAAAGCACTCTTAAAATCTTGCAAATTTAATTGTTCCATTATTCCTCCACCAATTCATGTGTCTGTTCAAACATTTCCTTCGGGACAACAATTTCGCCACCGTCAAATTCTTTCTCAACATAATCCCCTGTTATGGCAAGAATTCTGCCGTATTTTGTCTCAATTGCCTTCGGAATCGTTACCTGATATGCCTCAACGATTATCGGCTTTTTGCGGTACTTCGGCATTATACCCCCACCAATTCTTCGTCATCGGGCACTTCCCGATAAGAACCATTTTCCAAAATGTACAATTTGCCATCACGTTGCACATAATCTCCTTCTTGTATTTCCACAGGGTCGGGTACAATCGGAACTCCCGCAAATGATAAATTTTCAAAAAGCATATGATAAGCCATTATCCCGCCCTTTTCAATTTTTGATATTCGTACATGACAAGAGCATGACTTATTGGCTTGCCTTTATTTATTGCTTTAGCTATCCGTTTCGCCTTCGCCCACAACTGCTCGTCATGTTTTGTGTGTACTGCATTACGTGGCATTATTGCACTCCCGCCGTTATATCTTCCGGCATATCTAAAAATCTTTTTATCAGTCTAAATTTATACAAAAAAGGTAAATATTTAAATTCATCATCGTTCAAAAACCCTTCAAATTCTATTAATAAATCACTCAGGTTTTTTTCATCAATACTGCCAATCCATTCATTTGCAACTCTTATTGAATAATCATAAGATAGCTCATAATACCTTTCAAGCTGTTCTTCTAGGTCAATAAGCCCTTTTGTGTTTTCTTCCTTTACACTTTGTTTTGCTTTATCTGTTAATCTTTTGAGTTCTCCCCTTGCTTTATCCATTTTCTCTAAGTATGCTTTTATTTCAGCCATCCCCTGATTCTTATACCACGCATCAATGACCGCCTGCTTACGCTCCGGCGAAATATCTACATCGTCAACCGCAATCTCGATGCTGTAAAATCCTATATTCAAGAATTCGAGTGCCCGCTCCTCTGTTGCGATCCTGCCTCTTTTCCTTCCCGTGCCCGGAACAACCTTGACCTTGAATTTGCTCTTTTTAATATCCGCCGGATTGTACTTCTTAAATACCTGCTTGCCTTCCTCATCCCTGCTTTCGCCAACCGGCAGTTCAATCTCTTCCGTGTCGTATTCCTGAAAATACCATAATAACTGACGCCCAATTAGACCCAAATATTTCGATATGGGATTGTTGATTTTATCTCGTACAACCTTATTTGCAGCCTCCTGAAGTGCTAAAATCGCCCTGCCCGATTCCGCCTGCTTATCCCGCTTCCCGACAGATACCTCCTGAATGCCAATCTCGTAATGGTGAACTTTTAACATAAGCTCTATAAACTGAAACGTCGACTGCGGGCAAGGTATTCCATGTTCAAAAGTTACGTCATCTACATGTTGAACCATGATTTTTTCTGCCGGCGTATGTCTTATTTTCCCTAATCCCCATTGTACCCAACTATACTTCACTTTAATAGGCGGATTGCCCATCTTCCGGACGTTATCCGCTGTAGCGCTCAGTGTCTCGTCAAGTGATTTCTTGATTTTAGATACAATCTCAGGCTCGCCAACACCGAAAAAACTCCGCGCAGTGCCATTGTTCTTAATCATAAAATATGGAATTTTAGGTACGTACTCGCCTGGCTTAGGTGTATATCTATTCCAGAGAGGCTCATCTTTCAACAACACGCCATTTGCCCAGTGAACTTGACGACCACACGGGTATTTCTTCACATCCGCATCAATCCAGTAACACTCTTTGTACAAAGCCGAATTTGCCTGTTTATCATAATTATCATCTTCTTTGCTCATTTGCTTAAACGTGCCGTCATTATCTAATTTTCCCTCAGCCGGCACAGATATTCCGTCAGGATGGTCTTTCGATATTGTTATTCGCTTTATTTCGTCAACATGCATCGGTGTAGCAAATATGATATTACGAGCGTCTTCGAGAGTCAAATCAGTAGCCCCCGGCGCCGGAAAACACGTGTGAACGTCAACGTCTTTAATATCGAGCCCGTATAACTTACCATCTACAAGTTCTGGCAATATACATGTAATTCCGTTACTCATAATCAGCGATTGCTCCAGACAGTCAAGTGCTTTATACTCAAAATCAACGTCATCCAGAGCGTTATTAATTCGCAAATTTATAGCATCCGAATAATTATCGGACTTTTTGTCGACAGGAACTATGTTGATTCTCGGAAAATAATCACCCGCAATCGCCATTTGCGTCCGGACATCCACGCGGGAGAGGCCAACCTTGATTTGTGTCCTCGCACTCGTCTCGCCCTTCATTCTGTTTTCGTGTATCTCAAGATTCGTCCGCCAGCGTTGCGTTATACGTGCATCTCGATGCGTCCTATTCTCCTCGAACCACTCCTCAACCGTTGTCAGCGTCTGCTCATCCTCAACGGTCATTTTTTGGACATTCGCCTGCGCCTCTTCCTCCTGCTGCGCCTGTCTCTCTTCTTCGTTCATGCCTTATAAACCTCTGTTGTAACATACATATCATTTTCAAGAAAAAAATACTCCAAAGCATACCACATGAAAAATTCACTTATTTCACTCTTAGGACTTGAACTATGAAATCTAAAATCCCATTTTGAAACATTACCGTTTGGACGTTTATAGGAAAAAATAATTATTACAAGCCTATTCTTGACTCTGCTTTGTCTCTCTTCCTCAGTCATTTGTAACTCAACTTTAGATGAATTCTTGCTCATTTCTTCAATCTTTTCTCCACAAGCAGGGCAGAAAACCCAACGACTTATGACAAATTCACCGCAATGAACACAATAACCATTTGCTTTTCCAAGTTCATTCTCTTTGCTCGGTTTGGTTTTATAACTCCTCATGTCCCCGCTTCATTCATTTGTGAATTGTTCTCCAATAACTTTCGCCGTATGACATATCGTACTCAAGTTCTTGATGTTTATTACATGGATAATAATTACATCTTCTATACATTCCATTTGATGAATAACGCCATTGATGTCCTATACCAATCCAACAAAGAAGTTTACGTATCATTATTTACCTACAGTGATGGCATTTACTACAAGGATTTGCCATGTCAAAACTTCCATTAAGCTTCATTATTGCTTTCAGAGCGTAATCAGGGTCTGTTAATTGCTCTTTTGAAAGCTCTGATTTTTGCACAAATCGAGGTTTTTCAATAGTTTGCTTTTGGCTATGAGTTTTCATGTTCCCGTCTCCCAATTTTCCATTTCCACGTCCTCCGTGATTTCCTCCTCGAATAGCGTCTGCGGACACTTCTCAGGCTCTGGTAATCGTGTTTTAAATATATGAGCTGCTCCGTACCGCGCCGAATCCCCTGTATCGTCTCTCGGCATTTTCTCAACATCTTCTGGATTTCGCTCAGAATGAATCAAATACGCAAGGTCTTTATACACCCAATCAATGTGTTTAAATATCTTCAGTCGTGGTTCAAATACTCTACCCTTAGTCGGATCATCATTCCACTCAATCAAGTGCATAAGTGCTTGCCAACCCGGGACACGCTCCGTATTCGCCAAACTGCAATACAAGCCATTTGCGGCAGCCTCATCCATCATATTGTACTCAGGTGGCACTTCCTCTGTCTTAATCCGGGTTCTCATATCATGCCCCACCAACGTCATCACGATATTTTCGTCACGTGGGGTCATTGCAACGATGTTCCGAGCCATTTGACCAACCGTATATTCAGATTCCCTATAAGCCCGATAAATATACGCATTACCTCTGAAATCCAATGCCCACCACAAACACACCGTAGGATGATTGTAGCCCCAATCTAACGACCTAAATCGCAACCAACTCGGGTCCAGCCCACAAGGATCAATCACATGCTTATCGTAACGCAATTTCTTGAAGTATCGACCGGCAAATATATACCAATCGCCGTCGAGGTAAGCTTTTCGAAGGTATTCAGGAAGGTCTTGCAAATTCCGCAGATATTGAGGATTAGCATTTAAGAAAAGCGGATTGTCCCATATTTTAGCTTGTATGAAGTGAAAATCTTCCGGTGTTTCATTTGGATTAAAATTTCTCTCAATAAACCGACGCATAACCCATTCATGTCCAATGCCTCCAGGATTGCCTGTCAACAAAAACTTTGGCTTAAATCCAAGATTTTTAACTGAAATTTTTGGGTCTATCCGAAGTGAAGTCTTTAAAATTGTAAAAACTTCTTCTTCGTGTTGTGTCGCCTCATCCAACGACATATCATCATATTCAAGCCCTTGAAATCCATACACATCTTTTGTACTGTCTAAATGCTTGAAAAAGGTTATACTTCCATTTGGGTATTTTATGAGTTTGTCACCCGCTCGATACCAGGGAACTATGAAAGGAAACTCGGTAAGCATTTTTTGAATGTGATTTGCATACAACTCGGGGTGAGTTCTGCGGATAATAACGCCATCAGTACCTGCATAACGCATTCGCCGAATTATTTCCCTTGTCCGAACCAAATATGACTTACCACCGCCCTTAGCGCCACCGTACAAGGTATAAAGTGCATCCCCATGCTCTAAAGACTGAAACGCCTCAAACTGCTTAGGCTGAAAATTGATGTCAACGTTTATCGCCATCAGATTTACCAGTATCAGGATTATGTACAACCGGCTCAACATTAATTAGCCTCACGTTTAAATTGATATTGCTATCGCCTTCAAATTGGTGTTTTTCTACAACTAAACCCAAATGTTTGCAAAGTATTTCAAGAACACCCTTCTTATCTGCAAATTTAATGTCCGTTACTTCCTCATAATCACCATCTTCATTTTTCTTTGTAGTAAATTTTACACCAGATATTGCTGCAGCAGTTCTTTCGTCTATATCCTGCATATTTTTAAAACTGCCAACTTCGTTGAATATCTGCCTTATATCAGCAAAAGCTAAATTCGATATTTGTTCTAAAACAGCCTTCTTATTAACTCCTATTTCCGTAAGATGTTGCTCTATTCTCTTCTCAATTTCAACTTTTATTTCAACATCCTTCAACAACCGTTGACCACTTGAATAGGCTGTTTTTTCGCTATATCCTGCCTGTTTTGCTGCTTTTGTCGCATTAAATCCGCCAGCAATATATGAATCGATAAATATTTTTTGCTTAGTAGTCATTACGTTCCATCACCCCAATTAATTTCAGCCCCACCACCTTTGTCGTCTTTGTCTGATTTATTTAAGTTTTCTATAGCAATATCAGACATTCCGCCACCTTTCTCACCACCATAAATCATTGGTGATAATATCTGCCGAAGTGACTGACTTCGCAAGCCAAACCGATAAATCAACGCTCCCACAACCATTGAGCTCAGCACGACCCCAACATGATACAAAGCGTCATAAATCATCGAAAATCTCCATTTAAGCAAAAAAAAAGACAGCAATCTGATGAAACTGGCACCAGCTTTGCCGTCTAAAATTTTAAAACCGCTCAATTATGAGCTATTTTCTGCCTTATTTAAAAAATATCCTACAAAAATGAGAATGTCAAGAACTTTTTTGATTACTTTTCCACATAAATATAATTCACGTTCAATCCATGTTGATTAATCTGTAAACTATTTATCAAAAAACATACATCCGCCTTCAATTTTTCATTATACTTCATTTCCCACTCAATTCCCCGAACAGCACTCATAACAGTCGAATGATGCCGATCGCCGAACTCTTTACCGATTTTCTTATAACTGAGCTTATTCCCGCCATTTTCAATCAATTTTCGACAAAGATACATTGCAACATGCCGCGGTCCCGTAAACTCTATTAACCTTGAAGCACATTTCAGATAATATATAAAATCATAATCATCAACGCTATAATACTCGGCAACCTGCTTTTGCACCATTGCGATTGTTAACATCATTCATCCTTAAGACTTAAGTTAAATAATTTTAAAGATTCTTGGATTTGTCTTATTTTTTTCCTACCTATGCCTTTATATTGCCTTAATTCCTCTGGTGTGTTATTAATTAAATCCTTAATAGTTTCTATATCTTTGATAGCGAAAATATTAAACAAATCTTCAGATAAGTATAATTGTCCTACTCCGCCTTCCATAAATTCAACATCTGGTTCATCAAGCTTATATTCTCCACACCATTGATAATGATGTTTCGTAATTATTTTCGGATACCTACAACATTCTCCTTCTGTAAATTTTTCTTCTGTGTCTTCGTTAATATAAAAAGCATTCAAAAAATAGTAACAAGTTCCACATTCTTTTTTAATCATTTTCACTCCCTCCGCTTATAATTAATCCCGGCAGCCTCTTCTTCCGCTGTCGGTCTCAAAAGATACGGCACACCGTTTTTATTGAACACCCCAGCCATAAAAAAATGAACCGGTTTAGGAAGTTTTGTCTTTTTCGTTTTCTCCATCATCCGCCGAACCGCGATATACATAACGTGGATCCAGGGACGTTGTAAACTACTACACTGTTGCGACCGAACACTTTCGTTAGATTCAAAAATAGTTTTCAGATGACTTGCGTCTAATTTTTCTTCGAACAACAATTCAAACTTGTCCGCAAAACTCTGAATTTCTTTTGGCGATGTTGTTAAATAATCTTCCCCCGTAACGATGTTTTTTAGGACGTTATCTAACCAGTTTTTTGAAGAGCGATCTTTTAAATTAGCCAAGTCTTTTTTGTCATTCTTCTCCTCGCGTGCGCGTGCGGTGTGGTTATTAACTAAGGCCTTATTTGGCTTTTTTATTTTAGTTTCTTTTCTTTTAAATTGGTCGTGAATGGTTCGTGAATCATTCGTGATTGGTTCGTGATTGGTTCGTGAATGGTTCGTGAATGGTTCAGGAATAGTTGAGGGACATTTATGGGGAACTTTTTGGTGTTTATCCCAATTTTTCAGCATTATAAATCTATTATTATCAATACTTTTGTACCATATTATAAAACCTTTTTTATGTAGAACATCTAAGTCGTTTTCAATCATTCTTTTTGAAATCTTATCGGCGGGAAATATTTTACTTTTCACAACAACTGGTTCACCTTCGAGCTTGCCAAAATCGTCTGCGTTAGAGAAAAGGCCTATGAAAAGGAGACGCTGACGCAAATTTAGGCTATAAAATTTCCTTTTGTCCCAAATTTGCGGAGAAATCATTCGCTTTCTTGCCATGCCAAAACTCCTTATTTTTCGTGAATCATTCGTGAATCATTCGTGAAATTATTTATAAAATTTAGGTGAACATTTGTCTCTTTTTTGTCTAAATTCGACAGCTTTTTTTGATTGCCGATCCCCGCCTGTCGGGTTAATTGAAACGCCGTACTGCCGAAGGATATTTCTGATGGAATTACCGCAAAACAGAAGCCCGAATCTCTCAAAAATGAAGTCCGCAATAGCCTCTGCCGATTTGAATTCTTGGTACAGAGATATTACATACAAACGACCCCCTGATTCCTTAAAAAATGTTTGAACGGGACCCTCACCCTTTATTCTGCCCATGTCATAATCTCCCTATTTCACGTTCACAAACAAATCTTGATTGCCTTCATCTATTTTATTTTCAGCTATTAACATATATTGAGGATTTATTTCTATACCTATATATCTTCTGTTTAATTTTTTTGCTGCCAATATAGTTGTGCCCGATCCCATAAAAGGGTCGCAAATTATATCATTTTCTTTTGAAGATTTCTTTATAAGTTTTCCAATCAGATCTATAGGTTTTTCTGCTGGATGTTTTCTTTCGTTTACAGGTACTGTCTTGCAATTTATTATATCTCCATCTCCTGTTTCTATTTTTCTTGCATTCGGCATTTCACCCCACAATATTATTTCGTGCTGATGTCTCCAACCATAACCCAAATATGCTGTTTTTTTATTCCATATTATAGGTCTTGTGCTTTTTGTAAAAAAATAACTATAATAAAAAAATAATGGATAAGTTTGACCATTACAAAACATATAAAACGAACCATCCTCTTTCAAGATTCTTTCAAGCTCTTTAAAAAACATTCCAAAAAACGATTCTAATATTCCTAAATCCCCAAAATTCCTTCTGAAATTTCTTCTTGTCTCGTAATGTTTAGCTGGTATAAAATACGGCGGATCCGTTACAATTAAATCGATGCTATTGTTTATTATCTTCTCACTCATAATCTCCAGACAATCCCCTGTATATATCACATTCACTTCCATCATTTATTAGCTCCCCTGTCTCTCAAATAATCCAGAATCAAATAAGCGCTCGGATTATCCTGCCAACCGTCAGGGAATTTAAACAAAGCCAGGTCTAATAACGGATAAACAAATCTGCCATAAGTTACGGACTCGTCCGTAGTAGGGTCAATTCTGCCTTTTCTACGTTTCATTTTTCCGGTACCGTTCCTTAATCATAAAAGCCTTGCGCAACGCCCGCTCATACATATACGGCGGGTTATCCCCTTCGAGCCATAGTAAGGCGTCCACCAAACTCTCATGTCGCTTAGATTCAATCCCAGCGAGCCTCAATAATCGTTTAATCATATCGGAAACTCCCGATATTGCAGTTCCGGCGGGAATTTACTAATATCATGTTCAACCTTACCGTTAATACTCACCTGCTTAACAAATACAGGGATATTAAACTGTTTACAAACATTGACTATTATTTCAAATCCTCTTAATCCATATTCGCATTCTCGCCGTTTCGGTCCCGATTCGCAACCAATAATAACCCAGTCAATATTTTGTAATAGAAAGTATATTTGTCTTGTAATAAAAGGTTTTAGCAATGGCTCAAAGCTCACAAAACGCACTGTTGCGGGAATTTGTAATAGCGTCTCTATGCGGTGCAGATATTCCGGCGATTCAACGGAGACACCAAGCCATACATGAGGCATTGCACCACTTACGAAAGCATTCCCCAAAGTATCTTCAGATGTTATATATTTTTTCATGTGCTCTGGTTGTTTTGTTAAAATCTGAAAGATATGTTTTTCATAACAATAAAACATAGCTTGAACAACTGAATCAATATCCCCAAATAATACATTCTTATCGAACATATCCCCCATTGAATCAATAAATATCCGTTTATCCTTGCCTTGTGCGAATTGTTTTAACCGCTCCAGAAAGAACTGTATTACATTAAACGGCTTTGCATATTGCGGACAATTCTGCAATTTACCTTCTAAATACGCTTTATGTCGTTTTTTATGTAATTTCCTTGCAAAACAGTATGAACATCCTTTTGTACAACCCACAAATGGATTAACCGTTTTGTCTGTCCAGGGTATTTTTGTCATAATCATCCCGCCTCTTTCCGCAGTTTCCCGAAATGTTTGTAACAGTAAGTTAAGTGCACCAGCACGTAACATTCCACTACATACCGGTTGCCCCAAAAAACGTGAATATGATAATGAATACTGCAACTCTTAAAGAAATTCCAGATGTCCATTTTCGTCAATTTCTTTCCACCTTCTTTTGTCTCTATTGCATTACTCGGAATCCTGAACGGATCAACCTCGACAACCAATCCTGCCCAAAGGTACTTACTCATAGCTTCGAGCTTCGGGATAGTCTTTTCCTGTCGCTCTGCGCCGACATAAGCCCAAAAATCACTACATTTGCGTTCAATCGTAATAGAATCTTCGTAACCGACAATACTATAATCCCCATGCTTCAAACACTTGCGGACTATAACCAAGTCATCCGGCGGATTACAAAATAGCCCACCGGATTGCTCCCTCGTATCTTTCACAAATTCGCACCCTGCCGGAATTGGATACCGCTTCCATTTTTCAAGCTCATACAAACTCAAAACTTCATCTCTTGGTTCATATTTATAATTTTCTTTTCAACCGTGCATATAGTATCATTTTTAGTCCCGCCATGGGGTACTAATAGTATTTCAATCATTTTAAAACCTCTATTTTTACCAAGACCCATAGAAGTCCATCCAAAACATATTGCATAACCGTTAATTTTTATAATTCTTGCCATTTCGTTTTTGCAGATAGAATAAAATGTCATTTTTGTTTCTTCATGTGTGGCAACTTTCCCTATACCTTTATAACATTCAACAACTTGTCTAACACTATACGGCGGGTCAAATAAAACACCATCAACTTCATTATCTGAAAAACGTTTAAGAAAATCACGAGCATCTTCGTTAAAATCAGCATTACATTCAGGATTTAAATCATTCCTATACTTTGCTGGGCTATACATACCTGCAAATGGGTCAATCCAGTTATTATTTTTGAGTATATATTTTTTAATCAATTCTGCTATTGGTTTAATCCTAAATGTCCATTTATTTGGCATTGCCCAAATACGATTGATTTTAATCTCTCTCATACAAGCTCATAAATACCATATGTTTAAATGTTAAAAACTGAGTCGCCGTGAAGTAGTTAATTTGTTGCAAACAAATCATTATCGTTTTCTTGAAATCTTTTCCCCGAGATCCACCAATTGAACATTTCATCTCCAGAATTCCAATGTCTAACTGATGGCATACCTTTTCTATTTTCATAAAGTCTATTAATTGCCTTTTTAATATTCATTGTTTGTTTAGGATATAATTCCATTTCTCTTTCTTTAATATGAAATGATTGCATAGGACAGAGAATACAGCCAATACGTGAAAATCCATTATCATAAAGAGAACAATATGGCACATTATATCTATGAATAAAATCCCATATTTCCGATGTATCCCAATCAATTATTGGATGTAAGAAAATCTTTTTTTTATTTCTTATGCTGATTTCATATAATTTTCTATTTTTTCTCTTTGCTGATTCCTGCCAACGAATACCTGTTAAAACAGTTCTACCAATTCCACCGTATTCTTTCAATAATTCACAACAAAAACGTGATTGTCTGCGTGGTACACCTTTTTTAACAATTAATTTTAAAAATGAATACTTAGGTCTATGTTCTTGCACATCGGGATAAAATTTCCTTATAAAATGAACCAATTCCGGCGGGTCGATTGTCGTATTATTATAATGTGCATCAAATTTCACCCCGCTCATTTTCGTAAGCTCATATATAACGACAGAATCTTTACCACCGGAGAACGCAAGATAATATCCCTCCGGCGGCTCATATCTTTTAATCCGGTTAATTGCAATTTTAATACGGTCAACTTCCCCGAATAATGTCAATTCTTTAAGTGCCATGTCATTATTCTTTGTGTCTTTGTGTCTTTGCGGTTAAATTTTTCTCATATACTTCCAGATAATCCTTGATTTGATATTTGCTGTATAGGACATGTGGAAAATGCACAACTTTATTTTTCCAGCCCACATCAATACTAAATAATGAAGAATGGCTAACCCGTATTATCTTAACCTCATCGGGAAATTCCACAACTGCCTGAATCTTCTCCCTGCCGTTTATCGCCTGCTCGTATGTCATTTTTTGTCCTTATTCATTAACTGAAATATCGAATCTACTTGTTTTATTGCAAATTGAGATACTCTGTCATAAGAATTATTTGAAAAAGTCGGATTTGCCAACAATCCCTTCATGGCTTCTGCAATGAAATATTCACGCTTGGTTAAGCCGTCTGCACAAGTATTGCCCATATTGGGATCGTGATAGCCAAAACCAAAAGCTGAATCATCTGAATTTGTTTTCATTGTTTTTCTCCTTAATTAACTTTATGCCGATTTCATTATCTTTGTATCGCCGCAAACTGTGCATGTATGCTTCGAGTTACCGCTCTGGTCTCTTTTCCCCACCGTATGAACACGCATTCCCTTGCCATATATCTGGTCTTGGAATGTCGCACTTTGTTTATCGGCATTCTTTTTGCAATTGCAGGGCAATATCATTCCGCCTCCCGCAAGTTTATGATTTAAAAGCCGGCAACATCTTTCGATATTCACCTTCAAGAAATTTATCACCGAGAGTTAAATCCTTATTAACAGCCACAAAACCAAGTAATAATTTTATTGCGTCAACATTTTCAGTAGCAATTATAGAAATTTGCGAGTGAATCCAATCCTTCCATATTCGCCAAGTAATATTGTATGCCTCATTAATAAAATCATCTTTTGATTTAGATTTCCTTGAATGTGATTTATTGTATTCATTAGCTAAAAATTCGGCAGTTTTTTCTACATTCGCTTCAATTCTAAAAGGTATTTGATTGCTTTGTAAATCCAATGTAAACATTATAGCTTTCACACTTTTATCTTCAATAACCTTCATAATGTTTTCTGCACCAAATTCAATTAATAATTCATCAATCTCACCAATCGTTTTACCCGCAGATATTGATGTAGTAAAATTCTTTAAATTCGGCATTACTCCGCCTCCCGCAACGTCTCAATCTCATGGTGCAACTTGGCATATGCCCGCATATCATCCAGAATTGAACAATATACCTCCTGACTGCGATCTTTCAAATTATCGTACAGGCATTTACGTATTTTGTCGAGCACCTTTAATTCCTTTTTTTCCAATATTTTGATTTCGACATCCTCATCACCTATCTCCATCGAAATCGCCAGCCCATTGTTCGGCATTAACTCTGCGAATTTCGGAGTTTTAAATTTGCCACTCGCAATTGCTAATTTTGTACTCATAGTTTTTCCTCCTCATTAAAATTTTGTACCAACAATAAAATTGCTTCTCTCATTTCTGGATGTTGCCTTTTTAATATCATTTCATCACCACTTTCGATATATTCAATAGCTTTAATATAAGGATACAATAACGCTTCTTGTTCTTCGGGGACAATATTTTTAACCGATTCCATTATTGTTTTAGCACTATCAAGATTGCCATTTCTGAAACATTTTTGAAGACATTCATGTACAATCCTTGCAAATTTCAAATTATTTTCTGTAAGATTAGATAAATATTTACTCATTTTTTCTCCTTTTTATTATGAATCCATTTTGTCGGAACTTTTATATAATGTTCTTCTTCCTTTGTGTTGGGATAAAACTTTACCAATTCCACAGGCTCGCTTATCTCGATTTCCCGCCCCGTAATCGGGCACAATCCAAAATCATTTCGTTTTATAATAATTTGTGCTAAGTCAGTCATTATATATCTCCCCTGTATGGTTTGGGATAAGGATTATCCACCCAAGCAATAACATTGGAATATGTATTCCATTTTCCAAGAATGCAGCTATACCAATCTCTACCTACTATTCTTTTGCCTTCTTTTGTTAAATAAGTTACCCAAACATCTCTAATTGTGCCAGGTGACTGCTCGGAACATTTTATCCATTTAGTTTTCATTTTATTTTTCCATCTTCAATCCAATAAGCACTTCCGCCGATTTTGCTCAAATCCGGCAACTCCCTCTTACTCATGCTCATCAACACCAGCGCCGGCACTTTGGAATCAAGAATCGCCTGGATTGTCCATGTCCGCTCTTGCTTCATAAACGTGTCGAAATTGTCCACAATAACTAAATCCGAGCCATCCTTCTTGGCTACAAACAGTTGAAACGCCGTATTAATCCACAATTTCTCGGATGCACTGCAGAGTACGTAATGCCTGTCGCCATACATCAAATTCAAATCACTATCGAATTGTATCGATTTCCAACCGGTCGGCGCACTCAACTCCCGGATTTCGACATTAAATTTCGATATAGCCTCATTAAGCACTTTCATTCTGATACCTTCCGGCGATAATGCTTTCACCAAAACCATCTGTTTTATTATCGAAGCGTGTATCTTATCCGCTTCCTGTTTTTTCTCGAAAGCATCGAGACGCAACCGGGCTTTTTCCAACCGCTCCTTTGCACTCCCTATATCAACTTCCGATTGCACGTCCTTCGCGGTAGAATCAATCTCGTCTAATTGTTTCGCAGCCGCTTTCGCCTGATCCAGAAGTATTTCCACTTTGCTGGATTCAGCCTTCGCTTCGTTGATTTTCGCCCTTAATTCATTTATCTCTTTATTGATTTCTTTCAACTCCGCCGCAATTTTCTTCTTTTGTGCTTCACTGATTTGCTCGCCTTTATATTCCTCTATCATTCCATTAATTATAATTAAAGGTTGTTTGCAATATGGACAGTCTTGACTTTCCTCCTGAGGACTTAACCTCTTTGCGTTTTCCTCTTTTATATTCAATTGCGCCCCGAGCTCAATAACTTTGCGTGCTTTTTCAATTTGCTCTTTTGTTAATTTCGGCAAAGCCAATTTCAGCTCCGTCATTTTCGCAATCTCGGATTCCGAGACAGCCGTCTCTTTGAGAGCAACCTCAATGAACTTCTCTTGGTCTCTAACGTCATTTTCCAACTCCCGAATATCGGCGTTAATCAAATTATCATCCCAACCCACAGGATACCATGCCTCAGCCTTATTTTTACCGTACAAGAGAGGCGCTCCACCTTTGGTACATTGCACCCACATACCTTTCATCTGGGCGCCACGATCCTTCGCAGTGTCGTGTACAATATCCCAACTCAACGAATGAATCTTGACCCATAATTGATTTATCATCTTATCCGACATTTCGCATTCCATTATCGTAGGCAAAAACTGTTCAAGATTCGGCTCGGATTCCAAAAAATCAGTGAAAAATTGAAACCGTTCCTTCGTCGCCATATCCATAATTTTGTCAAACCCGACAGCGATCCTTGAAGCATGCGGTGGATTATCACCTGTCGTTTTAACAATACATTTCGGATAACTTATTGATACCGAGCTCGCATCCTTCTCAACGAAAACCATCCCATCCTTAGCGCCCTTATGAATAATTTCCTCGACATCCTTTTTCGGCAGCCCATGAGGCATAGCCTGACCAATCAGCGCCGCCCCTGCAGCATTTCCTAATGATGTCTTGCCGTCATAATTGCCTCCCCCAACCACCGTGAAAGAATTAACCTCGATTTCGGCATTCTTCACCCCCAAAAAATTCGCTACCCTGATTTTCATAACTGTCCCTCCAATTCGTTTATGCGGCTTTCTAAATTTTCTATTTCAAGTTTTAAATTGTCTATTTCAGAAGTTTTTTCAGAAAGTTCATTTTCCAAATCTTCAATTTCATCAGCAAGATTATTCAATTCTGCCGATAAACTTTTTAAATCATCTGATGTAGCCATAACTCCTCCCTACTTTAATTTAATTATGCAACATTATTATCTCACGAGGCTTGCCTTTCCTGAAAACGATTTGAACCCCTTTGTAATAACATTCTCCATCTATAAAACCAAAAACTTCACCCCCATTATTTGAAAGCCATAAATGGGTAAATGCCTCACTATATTTCTCTGGCACATATATACGAGAATGACTTGGATAATAGGGACCAAGCCTACCTTCATCGAAATACCAATGCTTATAACCTTCGCTGTAGGCTTTTCTTAGCCCCGCATCCAATTCCTTAGATGTAAATTCAAGTTTTTTCATAAATCCCCCCTAAAACGATATTTCCAAATCCTCAGGCTGCCCATTTTCCTCTTCGACCTCTGCTTTTCTCTCTGTGGTCTTTGCGGTTGGCTTTTCCCCTTCTTCGGTTATTTCCTCTTTCTTCTCAGGCTCGGCCAATGGCGGCGGCTCTTCCTTCACCACTTGTTCGGGATAAAATTCCTCTAATACCTCATTATCCGGCACTTCAACATCAATATTCTTTTTAGCTTCTTCTTCAATTTTTTCCATTCTCTGAATATGTGAAGCATCTGTAAGTAGTTTTTTGTAACCGGCTTCCAAAAGAGAACTCGGGTCGCCCTTATATTCTAACCCGACTACATATACCGTCTGGCTTTTACCATCTGGCGGAATACAAGTTTTAGGCTGTATGGTTAAATCTAATGGAATCCCCGATAATTGACCGTGAGTAATTCCTTTGATTAACGCCATCGAAGAAAGCAGTCCCCGAATCGTATTAAAACTCGTAGTCCGGAATTTCCATACTCCGCCGACAAATTCACTGCCTTTTATTATTACAGCCAACACGCCGTAAGGCTTGCATTTCAATTCACCCTTATAATCAATATCCAGATGGTCGCATGGACATTCCGTTTCTTTGCCATCCCTGAATGCACCCTCGCCGTCCCCGCTACACCATAAAGTCCTGCCCCTGTAACACGTATATCTGCATTGAAAATTAAGCGCAATATCGTTGTACATTAAATAAACCGGTATCCGTTTCGGCTTCTCGCCAAGCATCTTATGAATTTCCGCATCCTTGACAAAATTGTTATCATTATCCCGCTCCATCGTTGTTACGAGAAAATGGTCGAGTTTTGTCGGTAACTGAAATTCCTTACCCGAAGTTTTTGATGTTCTCCATTCCCCCTTCTTTCCAATCTTGATTTTTCCCCGCTCCGGCAGTCCTGGTCGAAAATTCCTTATAATCGGCGACCGCCCCTTTTCATAATTATTTGTACTCATAAATCCTCCTTGCTTTGTGTTTTCTGTCTTTCAAACATTTAATAGCATTCTCCGCTGCTTGTTTTTTTTGAATAGACTGTGTTTTGCGTTTTAAATATCGCATTCGTCTTATAATTGCTTTTGCTTTCTGTGTGGGTTCTTTCGTAAGCCCTACTTTTAGGAGCGCATTAGTCCTTTGTATATAAGTCTCAATATCAGCATCAATTTGTTTCTGGAGCTTTCTATCCTTAGCGTCCTTAATAGCAACTAATCGATCCCTCGAAATACCTTTGCGCTTCTTAATGCGACTTCTTTTCCGTGTAAGGAAGGCGGCACTTAATAACTTGCGAATGCGGTTCTTGATTTTGTTTTTATAATTATCTCTTTTCGTTTTCATAATTTTTCCTTATCCAGAATCAAGTATCCAGAATCTTTATGCATTTTATGCCCTCTGCGGTTAAATTATTTCGTCATTTTGCAAAATTCCGTCCCCCATGCCGGACACCATTTCTCGCTACACATCATACTCATCGGATTTCTCGGAAAACTCGCCGGATCACCCGATTGCACAAATTTCATTACCTGTTCTATAATCATGTAAAGCTGCGAATATGCCTCATCTTCACATTCCAATGGATTATAACATATAGTCTGCGGAGGCTTCTGAGCCAAAACCCTCTTAGAGTTTATCCGTGTTCTCGGTATCCAATTTATTATCAAATTTTTCAAAGTCTCTTTCGGAATATCATTTGACCGTGCAACTATCCGATAGCCACCCATATTCGCATGATAAGAATGTAACCGGACACCGGTCTTAGTATCTATAATCCCTTCATCTGCAATCACATCTGCATGTCCCATAATCCCAAAATCTACCGTAACCTTCGCCGGCAGTGCCTTTTCAACCTCGACCGGATTAATCTTCGGAGCAACCGCAAAACAAAACATCTTCGAAATGCTTTGAATCTGTAAATCCGAATTATTGGCATTTTGAGACGTCCCATCAAATTCTATACCGCCAACCATCTCTTTATGAAACTTCTCAATCCCTACATCTGCCATATCCTTCGCCCTGCAAGGCTCACCGGTTATTTTCTTATCATTCATTACATACGCAGCCCCCGCATGAACACCAGTCCCGATGGCAGCCCCGACATGCACACACTTGGATTCATTCAACTCAAATCCCTTACCCGCAATAATCTCCCGCAATTCCCTCGACTTCGCCGCCGCCCGCCTCATACAGTCATTCCACGATGACAAACTGCTCACTCTAATTGTGTACATTATTTATTCTTTTCTTATTAACATACTCAGGAATCATTCTATAATAAGTGCAAATAAGCAGAACACCCGCTGTTCCCCAAATTCCAATCGCACCGATTGAAAGAATTAACCCAATAAAAAGAATGCTGAGGGTGAAAATTTTATACATTATTTCCCAATATTCTTTGTTATGGATATTTTATTTTTATTAACTTCCAAAGTAGCTTTTAAATATTTCTCAAAATTTTCATCATTAAGGATATGACTTGCCATAGATATTTTCTCCATTAATCCTTCCGGGGCAATAATCATCATGCCTTCGGGAATATCAAGGCGCGTTTCAAAGCTGATGTCTCTAATCGTATACATTATCTATTCGCTATCATTATTTGTTATCAGTTTTGGCACATTCGGATATATCCCCATCATTCTCTCCATTTCAACACTCATATTCTGTGCGACTGCAATCGGGTCTACATTTTTCCAATCTATTCTGTAAATATCATCTTGAAGCCAATCATTGTCTCTAACTAAATCCGATAATTCTTCATCACATGACGCAAGTAATGCACCTTTGACAAAACAGTCCTTTATATCACGAAATGTCAATCCCTTAACCAAGGTTGCCCCACGGATACCCGCATCTGTATGCGGTTGTCCATCATAAGGACGATTACGGTCATTAGAACGTGCAGTCGAACCCTGAATGTCTTTGAATGCCTTATTTAGCATTAAATTAAATCTTTTGCCTTTATCCATTATCTATTCGCTCCTCTGTGCTCTCTGTGGTGAAAGATTTAATTTATTCTCTTTCAAAAACGCCTCGAAATTCTCTCTGCATTTTTCCACAGCTTGTCTATTCAAAACGGTATTATCTAATTCGGCAAAACCCACAAATTCATCTTCGCAATCCCGATACCCCAGCATATATATCGTAACAAACTCATGCCAAATATTTGCCTTCAAATCCCGCAACGATCCAGTATCCAGCATCAAGCATCTTGAATCTTTCACAATTCTCGTACTTACTAAATGAGCCTCTCTCGGAACTTCCTGCATAAAACTCTCCACCGTCTTATTCATTTTTCCGCCCTTTCAAATAAATCCTGATTAACTATTTGCGATTGCTTCTTATCTTCGGTTTTTGTCCAGAAACCAGCATCAAGCATCAAGCATCCAGCATCCAGCAACCAACCTAATCATTATCCGCCAACTCGACGCTTAAAACCGTGCATTTCAAATCACACTTGAATTTATAAGGCGTCCCCGCTTCGGATTTGCACTTACCTCGAATCACGCCGTTATATTTCGCAAATTCCAATTCCGCAATTTTACTCGGCATCCGACTTAATTTTAAAGACCTTTCAAGATTTTTTCGCAAAATCGCTTCCTGTTCTTTCCTATCCATTCTTATTCTCCTTTTGTGGTAAAAGACATTTATGGCATCTATAAATACCATCCATTGCTTTGAAAGTAATGTTATGAGGACATTTATCAATATCGAAATAATCTTCACCAGTTAAAGTTTTATATTCTTCTCTAAGCATATCCATATCAGTGCTAATATCTTCGTCAATTCCGTTTTTAATATCTTCAATTTCTGTTTCAAGCTCATTGATTTCCTCTTCTAAATCACGAATATCATCTCTTTTACTTTCGATTGCAATATCAGAATCATATTGATGTTCTCTATCAGTTTCAAGGTCTTTAATTTCCTGTTCGATTTGTTCTGCTGTTCTAATTTCTGGCATGGTGGTTTCCATGTTTAGTTTTCCTTTAACGAATTATCAAGTATAGTTAGAGCGGTTTCAATTAGACTGTGCCAACTGTGTCAAACACAGTCACTTTTGTGCACTATTTTTTATTAGTTTTTTGGAAAAATATTTACTAAATTGAAGACGATTAGGAAGGATTTATACTTGAAAAAACTTGCGCCATTAGCTCAATTGGTAGAGCAGCGGGCTCTTAATCCGATGACCCGACCTCTATATTCCTGTATTTTCACGCACTTATATCCCTCGAAAATCGTCTCACTGTGCCAAAATTTAATGGAACAGTATATTTTTGTTTATGATTTGTTCGGTTGTTTTTCCTTAACTTCTAATTTTTCTCGTAATTTAAAATTTCCTAATTCAAGTTCTCTTAATCTTTTCTCGATTATAATACTTTTCTGTCTTGCTTCACATAATTCAATAGAAAGCAAGTGATTAACACCCGATAAAGATATGAACATTTCTTTCGTTTCTTCATCATTAAATTCCATGTTATTTCTCCTTATTTTGTAAAACCCATTCGCAGGCTTCGTCGAATGCCTGCTCTAATGTTTTTGCTCTAAATGTTCTTACAGGAAATCCATCAACTTCTTTTTTTGCTTCTATAGATTTAACAAGATTAAATATTTTATGGATTTTACAAAAATAATCAATCCTATAAGGCTTTCCAATCTTGTAATGTTTAGTTTTTCCTGAATGCCAATTAATATCCAGACTATCCAATATCACAATATGCTGGTCAATGCGGGGAAGCCAAATAAAACGGTTTTTATCTTTTATTGGTTCGTAGAATGCACCATCATCATCAGTGTTCTCACCAATAACACCAACATCTAAATCTTCTTCTAAATCATAATGTCGGCAGTAATCATGATTTTTCGGCTTCCACACCTTCTGCAAATGCGTATACTTTGCGAGCTTCTTAATTCGGGTTTTTGTCGTGTCCATCAATACTCCAATCCATCTATTGTGTTCTTGATTTTTCTATTGATAATGCAAAATTGACAAAATTTTTGCAATTTTCACATGTTATGTTTTTGTATGTCCAACGCCAAAGACCTTCAATTAAATCATTTTCATTAAAAGAATGAGAACAACCTGTTGTATAGCCACTAAAATTCCAATCAGTTTGAATACAATGTATTTTACCATTTTTCTTTTTTATATTAGGCATCAATACCCCATCCTTCCTATTGCGTTCTTCAATTCTTCCATGCGTTGGCTCATCTGCTTATACCTCTGCACCATCGCTTGAGATTTCCAACCGAAGATTTCCATTGCTTGAGATTCGGTATTGCCCGATGTATTCAAGAAATCAGTAACAACAGTATGACGTAACGACTTAAATTCTTTATATTCTATTCCTGCCCGCCGGATAGTAGCCCGCCATGCAGTCTTGAACCCGGCAGTCCTCATTTCTCCGATATGCGAGGGATGCGTGCTCGGAAAAACATAATCGCTAAGGGGTGCGTCAGACCACCAACCCCTTAGTTCCGCTTTAAGCTCCGGATGCATAGGGATTATACGAAATTCACCGCTTTTAGTAGTCGTATCATAACTTCTTTTTATATGAATCAAATCATTTTTGAAATCAGTATCTTCCCACTTCAATCCGCAAATCTCACCCAATCTCGCACCGGTATAAAGTGCAAATTTTATGATTGGTCTGAAATTATCACTCGCAGCTTCAAATAGCAGCCGAATCTCAAATTTACTAAAAATAGGAATTATTGCATTCCTGCCTTTGTTTTCCTTGAAATATTTAATCTCTCGCACCGGATTTTCTTTGATGTATTTATATAATTTCGCATATTCGAATATCGCAGATAGCAAAGCAATGTACCGGTTCGCCGTAGCCTTGCTTATTCCCCGCGTTTTTATCAATAAAACAAGCACATCCAGGATTATAGGTGTGTCTATTCTCGTTATCAACATTCCGCTAAAATAAGGCTTAATTACCTTGATTCGATTCAACTGCGTCCTAATAGTCAACGGCTTAAGCTCTTTAATATTAATAGCATAATCCATATACTTGCCAGCAATCACTGAAAAATCCCTCTCATCAGTTGATGTTAATTCCCTTTCCTTCGCCTGTTTTATCTTTTCCGCCTCATCATCATCCGCGGTCCCCGTAGTCTGTCTCACAGGTCGACCAGTTACCGGATGCGGAAATTTAATCTGCCAATTCTCCGTGCCCGCCCTTTTAAACAACTTTACTTTCATTCACACTGTATCCATTTTTCAACTTCGACTTTTTTAATTGGAAACCGAATGCTAATATCAATCTCCAAAAAATCAATGAGTTTTTGAACACCTAAATTGCTTAGATGCGAATGACCTTTAAAATATCCACTAATTTCTTGTGCACTAATTCCCGTAGCTTTTTCGATTTCTGCCATTTTAATCCCCTTTTCTTGCACTGCCTGAAGAATCGCTATTTGAATCCGCTCCATAAAATTCATTTTACATCTCCTTGTTTAATTAGCGGGCATCGACTGAATCGAACAGCCATTAACCATTATGCCCGAATGCGAGGAATTTCACCCCGCATATGTTCACTTAGACCAAATTTTCCACAAATTGGAAATCAACAAACCTACTGTATGCCTCAATCTTTTATCTCATATGCAACCCTCCTGTCTAAAGTCTCCTGATTTGCGTTCTTATATCTACCAAATTGGAACGAATAAGTGTAATAGCACGCTCCATTGCATCAGTTGCGCAATTTGGGTCCGATGAAGCTGTCTCAACTTCAGATACTTCCTCAACTTCTGAACCTACAACAGAAGATACACTTTTCGATACCTCGTTTTTAACATCAAAAGAAAGCCCCTTAATGCGATCCAAATCCCCCAAAGCTCTGTCTAATGGTGATTGAGGTTTTACTGCCTTACAGGTTTCTCCACTCATAACACTTTCCTTTCTCCGCGTCTCTGCGGTTAAAAAAACATTAAAGTTCCGCAACATCATTCCGATAAATATAAGAAGCGCCGCAGTAATGCCTATTCTCGCCCTCCACGGCGCCACTTATCCATCTATTGCTTCTGTTTTTTCAGGTATATACTTATCTCTGAGGAAATCCTCGATTATGATTTCAAGCTGGTCTACTTTAGAACGTCTCGATATTTTGCAGTATGCAGAAAACTTGTCAAAAATCTTTTGCTTGACAGTTAAATGCTTAAATACATTGTCATTATTCATAGTATTCATTTAGTCCTTATTTAGTTTTCGATAGCAATTTAAGTATAAAAATAGTCTTTGTCAAGTCTTTTTTTAAATATTTTTAAATACTTTTAATACTAATATAGTACTTGTAAATAAAATTATTTGTATTATAATTCAATTATGAAATTTTGGGAACTTATATCTAAAGAAATGGAATATTGGGGTTTAAATAGAAATAAACTTTCTAAATTAGCGAGAATTTCAAGGTCAACACTTTTGAAATTAAAAAATTGCGAAGAACCAACTTCCTTGAATAGAGAAGCGTTAGAATCTTTTTTCGGGAAAAAAATACTTAAATTAAATGAAAATAATTATGAGTGGGGTGAAAAATTAAATGATAAAAATGATAACGAGGAAATAACTCAAGGATTAAAAGATTTACTTGATGACGAAAAAACTATGCGTATGATGTTTATAACCGAAGCTGAAGTAAAATGGATGAAAACAATCCGCTTCAGACCCAATCAAAAACCCACAAAGCAGGACTATATCGACCTGTTATTTATCTATAGAAACATAGGAGAATAAACCATGAAAAAATTAATGCTTATTGCCTCATTAATACTAACATTATCTTATTGCGCAGAAGATAATCCGACACAGTATGTTCAAAATAATGAAAATATAATCTCAGGAATGTGGTATAGAATGGAGGAAATTTGTGAATATAGAATTGTGTTTTTTGAAAATAATCTATTTTTTAGATATTTTTTTAATGTTCTTACTCCAGAATCAATTAATGAATTAAAAGGCGGTAATTACAATTTTGATAATAATATTAAAGAAGGATATATTTATCAACCATTTGATTACTATTTAATAAGAGTTTATAGCGACACTTTAATTATATATTATGATACTCCAGAAGAATACATCAAAAAATGAAAAATCAAAAACATAAATCAAAAATTAACTTTGATAGGGGATTTGAAAGAATACTCATTACAATTAGTTTACCCACAACAATTATTTCTTTTATTCTCATAATTAGAGAAATAATACATTGCTCGCAATTTATTAATAACAAGTGGGTTATTTATCCAACTTTTAACATTAAAACGCCTATAATAATATTAATTTTATCTGCATTAATTTGGATTTTGTTTTTTGTTATCAAATGGATTATTAAGGGATTTAAACAAACAGAAAAAATTAAAAAATAAACCCTCTATGGTGAAAAATGAAAAACAAACAACCATACTCCGCAAAAGCAGAGTTCAAGCAAATCGGCAGATTCCTGCTCAAAATCCTGAAATTCCTGAATAAATTAGCGGGCACTCTCTTCGACATGCACAATACCGCCCGCCGCCGGTAAAATAAAAAAGCCCCGGCGCTGCAACCAGGGCTTATCCCGCGTTTCGACTGTTTGTGGTGGTATTGTGGTAGGAAAATTATTTGCCATTCTTATTTATCTTTTCGAGAATTTTATCGACCGTATCCTTAATATATTCGATGTCCTTCTGCATCAGTTTACCGTTCACTGCCGGGAACGCCTTCTCCTTCACAACCTCTTCCGCAATCTTCTCAGCTTCCGGCAAAACGTATGCCTTGATTATTCCGCCGCCAATTATCCCCATAATCGCAAGAAAAAATACAATTATGAAAAGATACGTCCTTACCTTCTCCAAAGGCTGATCGCTTTTCCGTGTCCTCTCACTACGCATGATTTTATCCCTATTGCTTACTGAGATTTCTTACCTGTAAAAATCATCATGATTACAGGGGTCAGGTTTTTAATTGCTCTCTCGCCAAACAGAAATCCGAGTACCAGCAAATTGATTACCAGCAATATCTTAGTCTTATCGGGATCATAATCACCCGGAGTGCTAAAATAAATCCAATCCCATACAAACGTACCGAAGCCGAATAGAGGTCTCTGGATTCCTCGCAGAAATATAACAACTTTACCGAGAAACCCGAACTGCATAAGGTCTTTTGCAGTCCCTTCAAGATCCTTAATCAGTTGGTAAAATGCAGCCACCTCATCTTGAATCTTTTCTATTATCTCTATCCTCTGTTCGTGTTCGACAGCGTCCACCTCCATTTTAATTCGAGCCTTCTCGGCTTCTGATAGCTTCTCTGGAGCAACTCTGTCGAGAATCCCTGCAATCCTGTCTCCGACCGCCCCTGTCAGTAGCGTTTTAATCCCGCTAACCAATCCTTTACCAATTTCCATTATACCTGCCATTTCAAAATCCCCTTTCATTTTTGAATTTTGAGATTTAAGTTTTATCTCCCTCTCCGTCTAATCACGTACGAATCATAAATTTTTATGTCTGTTCCCGATTCCGCAACAGTTGTAAATACATAAAAGAAGTGCGTACTCAAAAAAACATTGTGATGCCAAACATAAGTTCCGGCGCCGTCCTTCCAGAAACCATCCGCAGCATCGATATTGCCTGAAGTGTCCAACGAATCGACAAGAACAACTGTCCTGCTTGTGGTGCTCGCACATACTCCCGCATAAACATATACCTTGAAATCCGTTGAATCATTAGCCTGTGCCACATAAAATATCGCCGCGACCTGCTCGAAAGATACATACGCAACTGACGTGTCGAGCGTACCCGATGTCGCTAACCATAAAGTATCCACACGAGTACTATTCCGCCATACTGGTGAGAGTTCACTGTCTTTATTCAGGAGCGGTCTATCGAGGTCGTTCATAGTAACTGGTATTCCCGACTCAACTGGGATTGTCTGCGAAAAGGCTGTTCCCGCTAACAGTATTATCATAACTATTGCAACCAATAATCGCTTCATTTCAAATCCTCCTATTTTTTTAATGATTTCTTTTTTCTCCGAGAAATTACAAAAAATATAATCATAGCTATTAT